GGTTATTTTATTTTAATTAGTTAAAGTAAAATATATTACTTCTTATTTTACTTTCATAGGTTATTTATTTTGGTTATAGGTTTGGTTGTAGTATTCTTCTCCTTCTTCACGATAGCCAAATACTCCATTTATCTTACCATAATAAGCATCTATTATCTGCTCTTTTTCTTTTTCAAGAAATCCGTTTTTAATATTATATATTAGATTAGCGTGTGCTACATTCATGCCATATACATAACTATTATCATCATCACATGGCAAAATTTTAGATTCTAATATTTGTAATAATTCTTGCATTGCGGTCTTCATATTGTTTCGGGTTTGTAGTTATCAATATCGAAGTATCCTATTTTAGCTGCATCTTCAGGCTTACGCATTTTGCGTTTAGAAGGCTCGTAACCTTTTTCTTTGCAGTAGGTAAGTATCTCTAAGTAAGTTGCATCAATGTTATTCATCATTATACTAATAGGCTCACTTGCGTAATATTTGTCTATGTATTCTTTTGTGCTTTGTGTCATAGTTTTTAATTGTGTAGTCAAATAATGCTGCCATTACAAAACCTGTTGCAATTAGCAGAAGGCAGATAGCGTAGATCATTTTGAGTAGATGTCTTGTAATTGACCAATAATGTAACAAGCTACTAAAAATACTACTAAAAGTTGTGCGGTTTCTTTTTTCATTGTGTTTGTGTTTTGTTTAAATAATAATCAAATATACAAGTTTTACACAATCCACCAAATTTATTTTTGAAACCTTGTTGCATTTATAGAAAGGCGTACCTACCCGTGCCACGTTTAAGGCTAAAGTTCTGCCAAGCCAAAGCCAAAGCCATTACGGCATCATCGTGAAAGCCTGAAGGTGCGGAGTACTTTACCCCAGTTGCCGTGTACATATATTCAAATACTTCTAACTCCTGGCTTATTATTCCCTCAGGATAGCCAATCTTCCCTTGATGTATCGCAGCCTGTAAGCCTTCCATTAGCTGCTGCTTACTTGAACTTGTGAACTTTAAGCCTTGTATCATTACCCCTTCTCTTTGTAAGTCCTCAAGGATAGGGTCGCCAACCCCCGTAGAATCGACAAGGATAGGGCATTTAGGCAGCCTAAGGATAGTTTGCTTGGTATTGTGCCAATCCATTTGAAAGCGGTCAAAATAAGCCACATTCCCGTCTTCGTCTAAGCCTACTATTACAGTCCAATCGACCGACTTTGCTAGATCAATTCCGTAAGCCACAACCGGCATTGTTGTTACTGGGTGTAAGCATTTGCGAATGTATTGGCTACCAAAAGGGTTTGCTGCGTTTTCGGCAGGGTTTGCCATATACTCCTGCTCAAACACAACCTCGGGCAGTTGCTTCCTGGCATCGTCTATTTCTTGTGGGTCTATGTACGGGTTATCGTATGTAGTAAACTTAAAGCTTTGCCAATCTGGTTCAGCTTTACTAAACAAACTAAAGAAGTAGTTTTTACCTTTAGGGGTGCTAAGGAATATAGCTTTACCCTTATAGTCCGTTAAGGTAGGTCTTATCGAGTTGAGCCACCCATCTTCTAAGTCAGGTATAAAGGAAGCCTCGTCTACTATTACCAGGTTAAACTTGCGCCCTCTAAGGTTGTCCAAGCGTTCCCCTGTAAAGAACTCTACCTTGCCACCATTAGGAAAGCTAATATTTAAGTCCGATTTGTTATTAGGAAAAGGAAGGCTATTGCATAACTTCTCAAAAAATACCTTAGCCAATTTATAGGTCGGTGTTATGTATGCGACCTGACCGCCTTTGATTGCCGTTGTAATACATTTGATCTGGCTTAGTTCCGATTTGCCAAACCTTCGCCCACACATAACAACTATGTACCTGGCTTCGCAGTCAAGTATCTTCTTTTGGTTTATATGTCCGTTAGGTAGTTCTATCCGCATTAAAGAATTGTCTTGCCGTCTACAAATACTATCTCAATTCTGTTATCTGTTTGAATATCCATTTGTTCTTTAGGCTTACCATAAACACGGGTAAGCAAAGTTTCTAAACTATAAAGGCTGCCTTTCTCCAAGCTTTTACGCATAGCTGCTGCTATTGTCTTTTCAAGTATTGTTGCCTTCGGGTTATCCCATACTGTTTTAAGTTCCTCTAAGTCCATTGACATCATAGCTTGTATGGTATCGTTTATCTCTGCAAGTTTATATCCTTGCTCTTTAAGTAGGCTTACATACTTTCGAGGTCTGCCGTTTGGGTTTCCTGATTGTCCTGGTTTAAAAGGTATTAAGTGTTCTTTGCTCATTCTGTTATCCTTCTGTTTTAAACCATTGTAAATAAATTTGATGGGCTATTTGTGCAGTCATAATAGGCGGTACACTCATACCTATTAAATACTTTGGTTTTAATGTCTTAAAATTATAATCTAAAGGGTAAGTTCCAATCTTACATAAATCACTATCAGATATATAATTAGGTTTGTTATAATGTAAAATAGGGCTACTATCTGATGCTATAATAGTATTACAAACTATATTAGGTGATATTTTAAAAGAACCAAAATAATTTCCTTTAGGATGTACTTTACTTAAAGAGTTACCTTCTGGACAAATATTCCATAAATTTAAAGCTTCTCCTGTAATTAATTTACCTATTGATCCATCTTCTATATATTTATAGAGGACTGGCTTTTCATTAAAATCTAATCTTAAAGGTTTAAGGTTTAACTCTTTTTTATGTCCTATAAAAAATACTCTTTCTCTTCTTTGTGGAACTCCCATAGATGCACCATTTAATAAAAATATTTGCACATTGTAACCGGCTTGTTCCATTGTTTGTATAATCTTTTTAGAATATGCTTTAGCATTCCCTAAGATAATACCTTTTACATTTTCTAATAAGAATACCTTTGGCTTTAGTTTTATAATTGTATTACAATATTCAAATACTAAGTCATCTAATGTTTGAAATGCTTGTCCTTCTTTAAATTGTTTTTCTTTACCCCAAGCTTTTTCCCTACTTCCTGCCATTGAAAATGTAGAACAAGGTGGGCTTCCGTCTAATAGATCAAGATTATATAGCTCTTCAGGTAAATCAGTAAGTTTATTAAATTCTCTTATATCTTGATTATATAAATACTTTGGATTGTGATTTGTTTTATATATATCAGCTACTTGTGGGTCAATTTCAACACCCCCTAAATGTGTAAACCCTGCTAACTTATAACCCATAGTTGAGCCACCACCACAAATAAAAGTTCCAAATACTTTTAAACCATTTGATTTTATATCTTTTGCTGGGTAGCCATCAGTTAAATTCCATTTATAAGGGAATTTATAATTATTATATTCGTATTTAATCATTGCCTAATAATTTCCAAATTGCTTGTTCTGGTGTAGGTGCTATTTTAGATAAGCTTTCTTTAACTATATAATATTCCTCTTCAGTATATTTTAAATTTATAGTCATTGAGTCAGTAATATCATCTAAAGTTAGTTCTTTATTTTTATCTTCAAAACTTGCATTATCAAAGCCGGGTATATCTAAACCCCAATTTTGTAATTGATCTGCATCCCAATTATTTGCTAAGTCATTCCAATCCCACTCTCCATATCCTACGTTGTCTTTAACTATAAATTCCTTTTGCTGCTGCTCGGTTAATTCACTTGCCTTAATGATAGGTATCTCTTTAAGTCCCGCTTCTTTACAAGCCTTTAATCTCATATTGCCACCAAGCACAACCATATCGTCATTTACAACAATAGGTCTTAAGTTTAGCATTTGTGGGAACTCGTTAATTGACTTTACAAGCTTTGCAAACTTATCATCTTTAATTATCCTCGGATTATTAGGGTTTGCTTTTACTGTGTTGATTGGTACGTTTTGTATCATAGTATGCCGTTTATTATATCGTTTGCTTCGTCTAAAGCATCTTCTTGGTCAAGGTAAGTATCTACGTCTGCTATATGTTTGTTAATTAGGGTTTCTGCCATTGAGTAGGTATATCTGCCTATTGTAGTCATATTGTCTCCATTCATACCAGTCTTACATACCGCTAAGAAGTATGCTTTATGGGTTAATATGTACCAAATAGCTTTTAACTTTCTCATCTTCCTTGACCTCTGTATGCTTTTTCTCTTGGCGTATGCTTGTTAAAGGACTTCTTTGCAGACCCTCTTTTGCGTTTGCCAAATGAAATTTTGTTTTTATTCTCGTTACCTTTTGCCATAATTCTTTGCGTGTATGTCTTTTAAAAACTCTTTATATTGTTTTTTGTCTCCGTATTCTATGTGGCATTTCCTACACAAACCCATAAGGTTTTCTATCGTGTCTTTGTCTTTACTGCCACCCATACCTCTTGCCTCAATATGATGCACGTCTACCGCTTGTGAACCACACACTTCGCAAGGAATGAAGTCGGTTGTTTTATACCCCATTCCCTGCAAGTAATTTTGTGTGTGTTTCTGCATACTTTCCCCATTAATTTTTCCGTTAGTTAATAATAAAAAATTAAGTATGCAAATTATTTTTGATTAATTTTTTTGCCCTACAAATAGTTCCATTACTATAACCAGTTTTACGAATAACATAATGATTTGTATAACCTTCTTT